CACCGCCTAATCGGCCAAGTCATGAGAATCGCCACGACCATTGCAGTGGACAAGGCAGGCAAATCAAAGATTGTCGCCGGTCCCGAAGTCGATGCAGCCGCCCAGCGCACCGACTTTAACACTGCCAAGATTGCAGAGGGCTCGAAGCTGATCCTGTGGATACAGGGCAGCGTTGCACCGAAAATCCGCAAAGGTTAAACAACCAAAACTGGGAGGGTCACTGGACACGCTGGTGACCCTCCCTTTAAAAAACACAATTTTATGGCCGTCCAAGCAGACATTTCGACTGAGTATTCAATGGGCCGCGAAGGGTTCGCGCTGGTCACTAGCACCGCCGCTCAGACCGGCAACTGGGCTGGCTTGATTCCTACCGAGCCGACGGTGTTTACGTCCATCACTGGCTACCAGATCTCCGGCACTTGGACATCCAAGACGATCCCTGCTGGCCTACCGCTGGTGGGTAATATCACTGGATTTCAGATCTTGTCTGGTAGCGTCGTAGCATTTCTAGCTCGAGCCTAATGATCTCAATCGGCATAGCACTCAATCGGTTGTTCTCCGGTCAAGCCGGTGGCACTGATGCGCCGGTGCTGCGTCGAGATGTTCTGCAAGAGGACGAGTTCTTTGTGCTGCAAGAAGACGGCACCGGAAAGATCGTCATCACCTTTGGCACTTTCGACTCTCTGTTGCGTGAAGACGCTGGTTTTCTGCAACAGGAAGACCTCTTTAAACTCGCAATCCAATCCAACTGACCTATGGCAGACTCTAAAATTACAGCACTAACGGCACTGACTGCTGCCGATCCAGTCAACGATATGTTTCCGGTGGTCGATGTCTCTGACACGACGATGGCGGCATCTGGTACGACTAAGAAGATCAGCGTAAACAACATCCTCGGAGCATCCGGCACCGCCACGCTCGCCTCCGCCACCATCACCGGCGATCTGACGGTGGACACCTCGACGCTGAAGGTTGATTCGACGAACAATCGGGTGGGTATTGTACAAGCAACTCCGCTATATCCTTTGCATCTGGTTGGTGAGTTTGGACTTGAGGAGGCATCGTCTGGTAACGGCACAAAACTCAGATTGATTGGTGATGCTAGTAAGTACAACTTTCGACTTGGAAAGCAGCTTACTGCAACCAACACGTTTGAAATTACTCCGTCCACTGCTATTGGCGGGACGACGTTCAGCAATCCGGTTTACACCGTAACGTACGACGGTACACACACGTTCCTCGACGGCACAGGCGGCACTCGAATGACCCTGAACTCAACGGGGCTGGGCGTGGGGGGAAGTCCTGTTACTTCTCACCTGATCTCCGCTCAGGGTCCGATTGCTATCGGCGGAACTGCTGGTGGAACGCGTACTTCTTACATCTCAAACTCTGGGGCGGCATCCATCTACTACACCGATGGTGGTGCGAGCTATCCGTTCAACGAGTTTGGAAACTTGGTTATCCAGCCGAGAACAAGTGCGGCACGAAGCGTTGTCATTGCTACCGGATCAACCACACCAGTCGAACGTGCTGTTGTAAAATCAACCGGACAAGTCCGATTCGTCCCGCTTGCTGCTGACCCTTCTGGAGCTGAAGCTGGCGATGTTTACTACAACAGCACAAGCAACAAGCTGAAGTGCTACAACGGAAGCACTTGGAACGACCTTTTCTAATCACACCATGAATATCTCTTGGATCATCGAACGCCTTCTCGTCCGCAAAGTCGAAGGCACTCTCACCGATGTCGTCATCACCGCCGACTGGAGGTGCAACGGCTCGCAGGATCAGTACAGCGGCACCTGCTACGGCAGCGCGTCGTTCGCTCCGCCGAGCGAATCGTTCACGCCTTACGATCAACTGACCGAGCAGCAGGTCTTGAACTGGTGCTTCGCCAATGGCGTCAACAAGACCGCCATCGAGGCGAATGTCACCGCGCAGATCGAGAACCAGATCAACCCTCCGGTCATCGCTCCGCCGCTGCCGTGGGTGCCGGTGCCGCCTCCGGTTAAGGTTGCCGAGCCTGTGGTGGTTGCCGATACTTCCGCCGCATGATCAAGATCGAACTTAGCACCGAGCAGGCCAATAGCCTCCTCCAACTCATCGACATTGCGGTAAAAGCTGGTGGCGTTGCCAACGCCCGTGCAGCCCTTCCGCTCGTGGACCTTATAGTTGCAGCCGCTCAACCCAAGCCCGAGTAATGGAACCAACGAACAGCAGCACCAGCCCTGGACTATCCCTAGCAGCAGCGGCAGGTGCCACCGCTGTTTCGTTTATTCCAGCCCTCACTGACTGGGTAAGGCTTATCACCGCGCTGATTGGCTTAGCCTGCGCCTGTTACGCAGCGTTTCGATTATTCCGCTCTAAATGAAAAACACGAAAACAACTCTCGCCGGTGTCGGTGCAATCCTCGTCGCTGTTGGCGGGGCCCTCAAGGCCCTGTTCGACGGTGACCCGACAACCAACCTCGACCTGACTACCACTATCGCCGCGGTGACCGCTGGTATCGGCCTGATCTGGGCCAAGGATGCCAAGGAAGTTACCGAGCCGAAGCCGTGAACTGGGTCTACCAGATCCTCAAGGCTCTGCTGGACTTCCTCCGCGAAACACCACCTACCGATGTGCAACATGGCAAAGCTCCCGATGCCCTCAAGAGCGATCTGGCTGGCCGTGTTGCTGACCTGCCTGGGCTGCCAGATGACCAAGGTGGTCCTGGTGCCAAGCGGTGATCCGGTGATGCTGGCACAGCCGGTAAAGGCCAGCGTGTACGGATTCGATGCCGACAAGAAACTGGTCGGGCCATCCCAGGTGACCCTCCCGGCCGGCTGGTACGTCCTACCCAAGAAATAAAACTATGGCCCAGCAAACGATCAACATCGGCACCATCGCCAACGACAACACCGGGGACACCCTCCGCGGTGCCGGCGAGAAGATAAACGACAACTTCGACGAGCTGTATGCCGCCCTGCCGTTGGTTACACCGACGACCTGGGTGCCGACTCTCATCGACTCCGGCGGTGGCCGCACCTTCGCCATCACCACCAACACAGCCCGGCACACGTCCATCGGCTTCGTTACAACCTTCACCGCGGACATCACCGTCAACTCGGTGACCGGATCCGCTACGGGCAACCTCCGGCTGTCGCTGCCTGATGCTGTGACCTACGAGGCCGCCGCGGCGGTGTGGCTGACTAACGGAACCAACCAGGCCAAGACCGCCATCATCGCTCGCCTAATCGCCGGCACCAGCTACCTCCAGCTGTCGCACTTCGAGAACGGAGACGCCACTAGCCTGGCCGGCCATCTCCAGGCCACCAGCCGCCTAATAGTCTCCGGCACTTACTTTACCGCCTGATGACCACCATCGGATCCAGTCTCCAGCAGGGCATGGCGGTGCTCCAGCAGATGCTAGGGGCGCCGATGTTTATCTGGCAGGGGACGTCGATCCGGTGCATCCCGGCAGCCGTCAACGATGCCAACGTGCCCATCTCCGGTGGCTTTCAAGACAATGTGACCTCGAGGATCCTGGTCATGTTCAGCGACTGGAAGACCTGCGACAGCACCCTGGTCTCGATGGACTCGACACTCTACACGCTCGACCAGGGCACGACCTTTTCCCGGCTGCTCAAAGAAGACGGCCTATTCATCCTCCAGGAGAACACCGACCGCATCGCCCTGACCTTTTGCAAGCCTCGGCCGGTGGTCGGTAGGACGCTGGTCTACCAGGGACGCACCCTCCGCATCCTGTCCTGCCGTGTGGATGCCTCCGGCGCCTACTACAACCTAGAGCTGGGGGCGAAGACCAAGTGAGGCCTGTCGTCAACATGACGGTCGACTCGAGTAAGTTCGACGCTGCCATGAAGCAGTATCTGCTGACGACGAGCCGCGATCTTCATAAAGCGATCAACAGCAGATTCTTTTACCTGATGGTCCGGCTGTTCGTCCTGGTGCCGCCCAAGAGCCCAGGCCAGGAGCGCCGCAGGATCGCCGACTACCTGGGAACGCCCGTAGGCGACATCAACCGCAAGTCTAAGAAGACCGGCAAGCGGGTCGGCAAATCCCGAATCCTTCGCCGGGTGCACCTCATCGCTCAGTCGAAGGAAGCTAAGGGCGGTCGCCGCGGCTTGTATGGCGAAGAGATGAAGGCAGCAGCCTCGGCCCTGATGCGGAAGGCCATCGGGTCCGTCGGCTACCTCAGAAGCGGTGTGGTGAAGATGATCCGAGTCTACAACAAGGGATTCAGCCAGTTCCAAAGCCCAAAGTGGAAGCCGCTTTCGAAGCCTCCCGGCTACAAGGCGCCGAAGCAGACCAACGCCGCCCTGGTCTCACTGGCCAACCAGTACGGCCTTCCCCAGGAGAACGTCGCCACGCACAAGGGCACCAAGGCCCGAGGCATCCAGGCGGTCCCAGGATTCAATCCGACAGCCTCGGTGGTGATGACCGCCGGTGTGGCCGACAGCCAATACACCCGGGTGGCCGGCATCTACAACACCGCCATGCAGAAGGCTTTCGACGACGAGACGACAGAGATGGTCAACCACATGACCGAGGCCCTCCTGGCCAACGGCAAGGTTCTCGAAGACAACGGGATCACAATCAAATGAACGCCGTCGCCCTAAGAGCAGAACTTGCAGTCGCTGACTACCTGTCAGCCGCCAACTGGTCGGCATCCGGCGCCGGCACACCGACCTGCCTGACGTCCTACAGCCGCGGCCTCTACGACGATCCCGACGAGCAGGACGTCATGCCCAACTTCCCACGCCTGGTAGTCTCGACCAACTCAGCTAGACCAATGCAGCGCACCGACTTAACCTGTGAGGTCGAGATCGCTGTCGAGTTGCAGCTATCGGCCGACGACACCGACGAGGCTGCTGTCCTGACCACCGTCCAGGTGCTCGACAACTTGATTCTGCCGCTGTTCGATGACACCGGGGCCTCTGCTCTTAACGCGCCATCAAACGACGCCAGCGGCCCCTTTACGGCGCAATTCGCCGCACCTCTGGACTTTGGTGCATCCTCAATCTCTAATCGGTCCAGGACGTTTACTCGGACCTTCACCCTCTTTTGTTCGGCAACCATCTAACCACCCACACGAATGGCTAATTCACAAGGACTTGCATACCAATTCGGTTCACCGGCTTCGGTGACCATGTACGGCATCAACAACACAACCGCTGTATTTTCGGCTCTGGCGTCGATTGAGAGTTACGACCTCACTCATGAATCCGACACCGAGGAGGTTCGCAACAGCTCCGGCGAGGTTGTCGGTCACATCGGCTACAACGAGCGGGTGACCCTTAACCTGAACCTAATTCCGTCTGGAGCCACTGCGGCCGCCGCCCTGGCCTTCTGCTCGTTGGCTCCGGTCAATGGCACTGTGGAGATTACTGGCGCCCCAATCATTTCAATGATGGGCACAGCCGACGTGCTAAACAGCGGCCGGTTCATCTATGCCGGTGGTGGCTCGGTCAAATTGACCCAGAGCGGCAAGGCCATGGTCTCGATCACTGTGAAGAGATTCAAGAACCTGACCACTGGCGCCGCTGTCGTACTGTGAGCAGCCTGGCCGCCATCCTAAGCGCAACAGCCAAGCCCTGTCCGATGGTGATCGGGCTCCGCATGGTGCCCTTTACTGTCGGCCATGCCATCCTGCTGCATCGCCTCGGATCGCCCTTCGTCACCGGAGGCCGGGCCAGCGCTAACCACCTGGTCGAGGCTGTCGTCGTGTGCAGCCAATCTGCCGAGGAGTCGGTCAAGACCATGGCCTCGGTGTTCCGGTGGGTGCCGCTGCGGCTTATGCGGCAGAAGGTCAGCAAGTCCGACCTGGTCAAGGAATGCCATATCCTACAGGAGTGGATTGGCGACAAGTCCGACTGCCCAGAGGTTCTGAGGCAGCCCGGTGCAGGATCCAGGGAGGCCGCTATGCCCTGGCCCGAAAGGCTGCTGGTTGGCCTGGTCGACATTGGATTCACAGAGGAGACAGTGCTCAATATGCCGGTGACCGATGCCGAAAGGTTCTTTCTGACCAATGCAGAAATGCACGGTCAGGTCGAGCTGTGGAACGACAAGAACGATGCCCTCTGGCGCCTGGGTCAAGAACGGGAGACAGTAAGGAACTAACAAATGGCCATTTTCTCACTCATCGCAAAGCTCGGCCTGGACGGTTCGGCCTACGAAAGCGGCCTTAAACGAGCCTCCAGCGTGACCGACAAGTTCCGATCATCCGTTGGGATGCAGTTAGGCGCTGCACTGTCTGTTGCTGCCATTGGCTCTTTTGTTTCAAAGGTGGTCGAGACAGTCGACGCCATCGGAGACCTTTCCGAGCAACTCAACATCAGCACCGACGACGTCCAGCGCCTCCAGGTGTTGGCAGGCCAGACGGGTGTTTCCTTCGAGTCCATGGCCAAATCGATCACAGCAGTCGGCCAGGAGCGCCTGAAGGCTATTGAGGAAGGAGGCAAAGCCCGGGAATACTTTAGAGCACTTGGATTTTCAGTCGCTGAACTTAACGACAAGAGCCTCTCGAACATCGACTTAATCTCCAGAATGGGCCAAGCGCACAAGGATGCAGGAAGCAGCGCCCAGACACAGGCAGCCATGATCGCTATCCTCGGTGAGAAGGCATTCAAGGCCGCGGGTGCAATGGCTAAGATCAAGGAGATCGGTCCGATCAATCTGATCTCAAAAGAGCAAATCGATTCTATTGGAAAATTGGCTGATCGCGTAGACGAGATCAAGCGGACCATCATTCTGTCAGCAGTTCCTGAGATCAACTTCTTTGCAGACGCAGTTGAGCGTGCCGCTAAAGATGCTGAGACAATGGAAGACGGATTACTTGGCTTTTTCCAAACACTGGGAGGCAAAGGATCAATTCTAAAAGCCAGCTTTCAAGAAGCGTTTGCCTCACCTCAGGACGTTAACAGAAGTTTTGAGGCATTACCGATCCAACGCGGAACCATTGGCACAATAGACAGCAGGGTAAAACGCGAGACCTCAATGTTCTCAACGGAAGCGCCTCCTGGATGGGTTAACACCCTTGTGGGTCAAATTAAGATCCAGACCAACGAGACCCGTGCGATCCGAGTAAACACCGGCAGAACAGCTCAGGCTGTCGAATAACATGGCAACACTCCAAGGCTCACCAAACCCAAACAACTTCGAGTATATCGAGGTCAGCCGCGCCTACGACAACAACGGCAACGGCCGGGTGGTGCAGTTAGTTTTCCGCGGAGACAAGGACACCCTCCGCATCGCATCGGCCCAATGGGTGGCCCTGGGCGCCAAGTACAGCATCCGCGAGGACGGCCCCTATTCCGAGGCCACCGTCACAATCGGCGGCAACTCCTACGACCCGGGTACACCAATCCAAGACCAGTCGGCCCCGCTACCTGGAGAAATAGCAGACATCCGCTACGAGTTCCGCACCGACTACCTCGATGTCTCGGTGTTTGCTCTACCGGCGGTCGACCGGGAGGCCAACAGCACGGGTAATCCAAACCTCTACAAGACGGTCATCGAGACCGCAGCAAAGAACGGTGAGCTTCTATCGCAGAGCGAGACCAACCTGGGCAACGCAACCACCTTCCCGATGGCCAACAAAGTCTGGCAGATGCTCTACCGCGGCCAAGACACGTTCCCTATTGCTCGAGTAAGTCTGACCAGAATAGCCACTTTCTCCGGCAACCTAGGCCTGCCTCAAGTTCCCAACGGAATCCCGCCTGTCTACACGCCAGAATCGTTTGCTTTAAATTGGAACCTGCCATTTGCAGTGACGAGAATGCTTCCTAGAGTTCCAACCGATCCGGCCACGGGGCAAATATTAGCACCCTTCGGCACCGTGTGGGGCTGGAAGCAGACCAACTTCTCGACTAGCCTGGTCAACAAAACTAACCAGGTTGAGCAGGTCATCGCCTGGACTTTCGCACCTTACGACACACTAATCTACCCGTTCTTCTAACATCTACCCACTAACACCATGGCAGACGAAATCCAATTAACCGCCCGGTTGTACGCCTCCAAAAACGGCGCTTTCCTACCCTCGGTCACCTACACCAAGAGCAGCACGATGGTCGGCACCGACATGGGCAGCCAGACTCAGGTCATCGGCCTGACGGTCGAGGCCCTCGATGTCCCGGTCGACGTGACCAGCCCCTACAAACTCCTGATCTCGAATCTGGACACTACCAACTATGTCGAAATGGGATTCGTGTCCGGCACCTACACGATGCGGATCCCGGCCGGCGAGACGCTGCTGATGCCCTATGTCAGCGCCACGCTCTATCTCCTGGCCAACACCTCATCGGTGACCGTCCAGGCCACCTTCTGCGAAGTTTAAACCACCAACCCTATGGCCAACGAAGTCGAGATGTCAGCCCGGCTGTACGCCAGCAAAGGCGGCGCTGTGATCAACTCACTGTCTTACAGTGCGATAGCGAACATGACCGGCACCGACATGGGACAGCAGACCCAGGTGGTCGGTACAAGCGACGAGACTTTGGACCTTACCGCTGACCTGGGTACGCCCTACCGCCTCCTGGTGGTCAACCTGGACTTGGTCAACCCGGTGTCCATCGGGCCTTCCTCACCGTACTCGTTCCAAATACCGGCCGGGCAGTTTGCATTGCTGCCCTGGGTCGACGCCACAATGTACGTCAAGGCCTCCAACAGCCCCGTAAAGATCTTCGCCCAGTTCTGCGAGATCTAACCATCCATGGCCATCCAACTGCCCTCCAAACTGGCCGAGACCGGCCTAAAGGCAGACCATGCCCGGGCCATTAACCAGCTCATCGAGGCTGTGCGACGGTCCCAGCTAATCGCCGGGCCTGGCCAACGGGTCGAGCAGAACGCTAACGGCACGACTCTAAAGACGCCGGTGATGTCGACAACGGTGCAGACCTCCGAGGAGTCTTGGTTCTACTGACCCATGCCCTACGCTACCGACAGGAAAGACAAGATGTTCACGGCCTACAACCTGAACACCTTGTACAGCCGCTTCGACGCGAAATGTCGGGCAGCGTTGAATGAGATGGGTCCGCTGTGGGCGCAATCGAGATTTAGCCCGTTCGATCAATGGTCAGCGCCGTTCCCTTACGGTGTGTGGTATGTCTACCGGAACGATCCGCAGACGGCCATGCGCCTGCATGACGACGGAGGCGTGCCTAACCCGTCGATCCCTGGAATAGGCTACTACCGCGACGAGCACAGCCAACAGGCGGCCAAGGATGCCTTGTCGACTCTTGAAACCAAATGGCAAGACACAGCCGGCGGCCAGGTGTACGTCGACCATCACAGCACCGTAGGAGATACGTTTACCTGCGACGTCGGATCGATCCACTACAGCTTCGAGCTGTTACGCCGTGAGGTAGCAGGCATCCAGTACGACGTCCATCTAGGCTGGGATCCCCAGGCCGGCTCAGGAATGACGTCCTATGTCCGCGGCAGCCTCGGGCCTTCCGACCCCACACTGCCTCCTGGTCGGATCCACAAGCACAAGCTGGCTGTCGCCGAGATCGCCATCGAGGGCCTCGAGGTCTTCCGCATCCTCAACACCTACCAGCGCTACGACTGCTGGCGAGTGCACAACTGCGGCAAGACGACCGTGCAGGTGTTGCTCCAGCTACCCGACGGGAACGCTGACAGGCAGTTCGTTGGCCCAGGGGGAGTCCGAGCCTTCCGACGCCGCCAGGACGGCACCTGGGCCACGCGCTGGCCTAACGGTGGCTTCTGTTACCATTTTTTCCCGTACTTCCCGGGTGACGTGCCGTTCTTTGCTGAAGGGCCACCGAGCTGGCAGGGAGCCGCCACCTCGCCATTCCTCGCCCTCGAAAGATCGGCCCAGGCCAACAACGTGGCCAATCCGTTCATCATGTTCGACTGGCTGCACACGATGGGCGCCCAGATCGACCCGACGGTGCATCACGACATCCGGCAGGTTTACCCTCAGACCTACGCCGACCCAGGCGATCACCGGCAGCAGCTCGGCGACCTGGTGTTTACCTGGGGACGAGCCCGGGTAAGATATTTATTCGACAGTTTGGCCGCCTATGTTTCCGAGGAAAAGATCGTCAACTTCCCGGGTGTTGGGAGCCTGGTGCAACGGTTGGAAGGCCTCGGAATCACCGTGGTGCAGAATCCGACAAGCATCACGCTGACTAGCCGCCGAGGCCTGATACAGATCAGTCCAATCGACTGCAACATCTTCAGCGATCCACAGAATCCAGTGTGGGAGATCGGTGTGGTGCCAGTCACTATTTCGACGATTTATCCAAGCTCCACAAATCTCGCACCATTCTGGTCTGCCGGCAACGAGGCCACAATCTTCGACAAGGTGCTGGATGTGCGCCGCCGGCTGGCTGTTGAAGCTGGATTCCTTGCCAACTACGACGACGTCCACGACATCACCGAGGACCGGGTCGGCCTACTCAGGCTTACGCCCCAGGGGCTGGCCTGTAGCGTAGGAAGCCCGATAGGCATCGACGGCAATCTGCTGATCGATTACGAGGCCTACGCCTCACAATTACAACTTTACGTCAAGAGCCACAACCCGGGCTATGGCGTTGGTGCATGGACAGGATTTTATCTTTCGTCAGCCACCGAGACAGCTCTGATTGTCCCGTCAAAGGTCAACACCGTTACAGGTCAATGGGTTAACCTTTTCCCAACAAAGGTCAGCGACAGCACACCAACCTCCACGCTGCTATATCAGGGATCGATCAATGCAGCCTTCATCCCGCCAGGAGGGCCTTGGGGATTCGCCTCGGGCAACTACGACAACGAGCTTATGCGAGCCACCTATGGCGATCCTGACTATGCTTCAACATCTGGATTCGAGGCCGACTTCTGGGTCAACAAATGGGGAGGGCCAAACGGAGTCGATGCCTCGGTGCGGATCCTTGGTAGCCCAAACAAAACACCCAAGTTTGCAGAGGGACCGGATGGCGCTTTTGGACTCTTGCAGGAATCTATTGATGACGTTTTTAGGGACAAGCTGGGATCTCGGTTTGCTTCGACGGTCCCGCTTCAAACCTTAACCACAGTCAGCACTTATCGAGACTCTCTCACGTCGATCAAATTTGATAACGGCAACTACATATCCAGCACCTTCGATGTTTCGTACCGCCCATTATTGACTCTGAATGGCGGCCCAGGATCCGGCCCATTCATCCACAAGATTCCTAAGAGCGCCTGGCTGTGGAACCTGCTGCAATGGCGCCTGGATTCTTGGACAGAATCGGCGTGCTTATGCACCCAGAACTTAGCCCCGGGCCTGCCTATATTCTTTGGCACCGGCTACGAGCCCGACTTCGGTCTAGACGCCTGGTATCTCGACCAGGCTGGCTTCGATCTCCTGAGCGGCAACGGTGTGCAGTGCTTCCGCGGCGAGGACAGCTTTTCGACCGAGTATTTCTTTGTGCCGCCTGAGAACTTGCAGACCTGGTGCCGGAAGTTCGGCTTTACGTCGGGCAACTGGCAGACCGAGAACGGCCAGCCGACTGAGTTCCCTGCGGTGGTTGCGACCCGAGTCAAAGACTACCGGAGCTACTCGGAACGAGAGACCCAGAAGGTCATCTCCTACTTCGACGCAACGACCAACGCTGAGGAATACCTGACCCTGAGTTACGTCGACCTGCGGAGGATTTAACCCCTGTTTGACCCCTGCAAACATTGGGTTTTCTCTTAAATCTACAGAAAAACAGTTTTCCCTGTAGACGGAAGGCTGGGCATCGCCCATCTTGATTACGTCGAAGGCAACAACAACAGCAAACCAAAGCAAAACATGAGCAACATCATCACCGTCCAACTTCCGACCGAGACCTCCTACTGGGGCAGCACCGCCACTGAGGCCGACGTCTATCGCATCATCGGCAACCTGGAGACGATGATCCGAAGCCAATTCCCTGACGTCGACATTGACTTCCAGCATATGCAGGAGCCTCGAGGCCGCGGAATCTTTGGAGACGACGAGTCGCTGATGGATTCCATCTATCAATTTATCCAGGACAACTGGACCGCCGCCCTCTGACAACCTTAGCCCCGGGTGGGGCCTAAACCACCCCCAGGGGCGCGACTGGCCAACGCGCAAACAACCACCACCAAAGCAAACAACAGCAACACTATGAGCAACATCCTCTTCCAACCCACCACCTGCATTCACTGCCAAGGACCGCTGCCAGAAGACCGGGAGATGGGCAACTTCTGCTCGATGCCCTGCTTCCAGTCATTCGACCATTCCAACGGCGACCTGCACGACTACAAGTCGGGGATGTACATCCGGCCGGCCACACTGGTCGAGGCCGAGACTAGCGCTGTGGTAGCCATAATCGACGGCGGCCACGGCATCATCGTGGTCGATGGAATCTCCTGCTACGTCCAGCCATGAACCTGACCAACCTCATCACCGCCCTGATCGCGGTGGAGTCCTCCGGCAACGACCTGGCCATCGGTGACCAAGGCCGGGCCATTGGATGCCTTCAGATTCACAAGGCCGTTGTCCTGGACGTCAACCGGATTACCGGCAGCCATTACCGGCACCAGGACATGACCAACCGGGTGGCAGCCCGAGCAGTCTGCCAGGCCTATCTGACCCACTACGGCCGCGGCGCCACCACCGAGCAGTTGGCCAGAAGATGGAATGGGGGCCCTACTGGTGACCGCAAGCCTGCGACGGTGGCTTACTGGCGCCGGATACAGAAGGTGATCAAATGATTTTCCGAGGCTTGGCTAGGCGCGGCACGGCATGGCAGTGCCCGGCCCGGCTGGGCAAGGCGTGGAGGGGCGAGGCAATACGTCACCTGGTACGGCAACCAGGATAATTTTTCAGGGTCGGGCGCGGTAGGGCTAGGCACGGCCCGGCCAGGCGCGGCGTGGCTAGGCAACAACGCCTGCCGGTGGGCGGTATCACCGGACACTTTCGGTAAACAACAACAAGGCAACCAAAGTAAAACAACATGAAGCAAATCAAAGTCAAACTCACCGGGCTAAGGCCCCTCATCATGCACAACGGCCTGATGGCGGATCCAACTAACCCATACACCGTGGCCATCAAGAAGATTACCTCCAAGGGATCCAAGAAGATGACCATACACGATCACCAGGAGCGCGACCGCCTGGAATGGGAGGCCGGCCTCTACTGGTCCGAAGCCGAGGGCGGCATGGTCATGCCTTCCGACAACATTGAGCGCTGCATCCAGGAGGGCGCCAAGAAGAGCCGCCTGGGCAAGGACTTCGCCGCGGCAGTCTTTCTATCCGAGCACGAGGTGGCTGTTCACCACCGGAAGATGGGCCAGTCGAAGGAGCAGATCTACCAAGACCCGGCCTACACCATCCGAAAAGGCGTCAAGGTTCAGCTCGCCAGGATCATTCGGATCCGGCCGCTGATTCCAACCGGCTGGTGGCTGGCTTGCACCATCGAGTTCGATGAAAGCATCGTCAATCAGGCTCAGGTGATCGACTCCACACGGGAGGCCGGCGCCATCATCGGCCTGGGCGACTGGCGACCGAAGTTCGGCCGGTTCACTGTCGAGGTGGTTTGATTTTCTCAGGGCGCGGCATGGCGAGGCGAGACGGGGCACGGCCCGGCGGGGCCTGGCGCGGCTAGGCAAGGCAACACGCGACCCGGCGCGGTATCCGGGACAATTTTTCGGGGTCGGGCCCGGCATGCAAAGGCCAGGCCGGGCCGGGTATGGCCGAGCAAGGCAACACGTCACTGGGTACGGTAACCCAGACAATTTTTCGGGGATAGGTGAGGCACGGCGGTGCGAGGCCGGGCGAGGCACGGTCCGGCGTGGAACGGCTCGGCGTGGACGGGCCTGGCAAGGCATGGCAACAACGCTTTCCGGTGTGCGGTAACACCGGGCAACTTTTACAACATGGAAACACAAGACATGATCAACGAAGAAGAGGTCCGGCGCCTTCCGCTCTGGAAGGACTGGATCGAACGCAACGAGCACCGGCTGGCCTATGGCCTGACCGTGACCACCGAGGAGATGGAGGCAGCACTAGAGGAGAAGTTCGGAAGCGTGGAATTTAACATGGAAATCTTGAACATCCGGATGGTGCTGCGGCACCGAGGAATGAACTTCAGCCAGAGGGGCCTCCGCGGGGCTGGCTTCCATATCGCGCCTCCCAATACCAACGCCGACGAAATGGAGCGCATGAACCGGCTGGCAATGAACAGCTTGAAGGCCTCGGTGATCCTGGGCACCAAGACGAACCTCAACCTGCTGTCGGAATGTGAAAGGAAGAGGCACGAGGCCGTCACCGAGAAGATGGCGCATCGTGTAGCCCTCCTGGGCAGGACATCATCCAGCCTCGGCCAGGAGATCTCGAAGCAGCTCACCCAATGAACAAGCCTAAGACCATAAACGTGACACTAACCACCCACAAAGCCCTGCGAGCCTACTGCATCGCCAACGGCCTGAAGATCCAGGCGGTGGCCGACCATGCTATCCTGGCCTGGCTAAAGAAGGCCGCCCGATGAAACGGATCTTGGCCATTGACCCAGGCATGAGTGGCGGCCTGGCGCACTACGCCGGCAACCGGGTCACCCTGGAGCCCATGCCGACGACCGACAGGGACATCCGAGACGTCCTGGTCAACTACCTGTCGCAGTCGGATGTCTGCTACATCGAGAAGGTCGGCGGCTACATCGGCGGCAAGGGAGCGCCCGGCAGCGCCATGTTCCAATTCGGTCGCAATGTCGGCTTCCTGCATGGCCTCATTGCTTCGATGAACACCAGGTGCATCGAGGTGACACCACAGCGCTGGCAGCGGACTTTGGGTGCAGGCACCAGCAAGACGCATGGAACGCGCTGGAAGGGCCATCTGAAGGGCTTGGCGCAGCAACGGCAGCCTTCACTCCACATCACACTAAAGACGGCAGATGCGGTTCTTCTATTGGAGCACGCTCTAATTGCGGAGGGCGTCAAGTGAGCGCACCAATCAACGACGGAGGACCGGCGTTTCCATGCGTCTATTACAGTGAGCCAATCGGAAGTATTGGTCCGCAATTTACGATCAAAGGAGGCATGACCCTGCGCGACTACTTCGCAGCGGCTGCGTTGCAGGGAATGTTAACTGATTCGTGCATACAAGGATCAGATTCACAGTTTGCAGAAAGTGCATATTCATACGCCGACGCAATGCTCAAAGCGAGGGAGAAGGCGAAATGAAAGAATATGCACCGTTAATAATCCCATGCGTCATCTTGGTTATCTTAGCATGTACAGTGTCAAACCTTTGCGGAGAGGTGAGCGGAATTGACAATATGAAGCAGCAAGCAGTCCAAGCAGGCCATGCCGAATGGGTGGCCGACACAAGCGGTAAACCTCAGTTTAAATGGAAGGAATGTAAATGAGCGAACAAACAAACAAGTTCTTCATCGACGCATCATTCAATCACCTAATTGAGGTGAAGAACAACGGAGATGCTCTACTAACCATACACAACGATGGAACAATCACAGCAGCCGAGCATCTGAAACCTACGGAGACAGCAGCCGAGGTGCTACGGATCATGCGAGAAACGTGGATGGACGACGCTCAATCTATAAAGATCCGCGATCAACAGGAGCGCATCAAGCGGTTGGAGGAGGCGGGTGATGCGCTATGCGCTGCTGCCGCCTTTATGGGGTGGCACATGGAGATTGAGAAGTGGCGCAAAGCCAAGGAGGCCAAGCCGTGAGTGAAACACCGAGGACGGATGCGGCGTGTAACATTTACGATCTACAAATAGTAGCTGAGAACATCGAACGCGAACTCAACGCGGCCAATGAGCACATCAAGCTACTCAAGAGTTCTGGTAACGAGCTGATTGAATGGCTGAAGGATGGTGCTATTTCCGACTCAAACTATCGGTTGCTGGCCAACGCATGGCAGCGAGCAAAGGAGAACAAGCAATGAGTGAATCCGAAAATACAATTCAAGAGCAATGCTACGGCACTTGTTGGGGCGCACAGCAACGGATTGACGAGCTAACCCAGCAGCTCAACGCAGCAAACGAGCGAATCAAGCGGTTGGAGAGCGTAGAAAACAGCCATGCCGCTGTTCTAAATGCCATCGACAACTGGATTCGGCAGTACAAAGCCAAGGAGGCCAAGCCGTGAGTGACAAATATTTCCCGTGGCCAATTCTGATCCTCCCTTTCGGTTTGGGGTTTGTTGTTGGTATGTTGCTCGGAACGATATCAACCAACAGCTCATGGAAAACATCAGCGGTGAAGACGGGCCATGCTCAATGGGTTGCGAACGAACGCGGAGAAGCGGAGTTTAAATGGAAGGAGTGCAAATGAGCGAACCAATCTACTTTTCAACCAACAGCCACCCAATATCCAATCCAACGACCCAAATCATGCGGGTCGATCTGGATGGTGGGTTCACGGTCAACGAATCCATACCCGCCACAGACGCTGCCAAAATGGTTCTTGGACTGATGAAGCAGGAATGGCTGGCCGATGCACAGGCCACCAAGATTCGCGAGCAAGAGGAGTATATCAATCGGTTAGTGAAAGCTGGAAACTACTTAGACGAATGTCTTTTATCTATAGCTGGAGAGAATCTTCCAGCAAAGCAATTGTGG